CCGTCTACTTTTAGCGAAGATACGTTTTTGCTTTTTAAGTCTTTTAGTGATTGCATTATGTTAAGATCCACCCAAATGTAGTATAGTATGTCAGCGTTGCTTCTCCGAGATCGACGTCGAAGCTAACATCGCTAGCGATTCCATTAATGTTGTTTCCGTTCCGAATAATACTAACAGGGTTTGCTGATGCAACACCACTGACGTCGGCGATTCTTATTTTGTCGCCATGAGCTGGCGCCAGTGGCAAAGTTACGTTGAATGAAGCTGCGGTTGGATTTACAGGAATATCTTCATTAGAGGCAGCAGTATAGTTTGCAGTTTTCGTAGAAACGACAGTGAGTCCACCTCCGCCACCTCCTCCTCCACCTGAAGGTTCTTTAGACACAATGATCCAATCTCCATCAGAGAATAAAAGATCCACGTTGCCAAAATTATCTGATATTACGTAATTGACTGCGCCATTGATAGTGCCTACGACCGTGATGTTGTTCGTAGTCGCTGCACCACCTACATCTTGAACAGTGATGCTCATTCCTTCAACGCCAGTTGGAAGAGTTATGTTAAGCGCAAGAGCCGTAGTATCTACTAAGACTCGTTCTCTGTCTGCAGCAGTATAGTTTGCTGTTTTGACATCGGTATTATTACCTTTGATTTGTTTTGAGGCTAACTTCGTTGCTGGCATATTATTTCTTGAGATAACGTATTAGATACGTATCAGTAGCTCCAAAATATCCCACTTCAGTTCTGATGTACAGAAAGTTTTTGTGGATGAAATAGTCTACGTGTTTATTCAGAGATTGTCCGTTGATCGTAACAATCTCCGTGTCTTGCTGATGATTCTGAGATAGATTAAATCTAATCCCAAAAGTTTCAACATTATCCGGAGCGTTCCCGACTTTCACGTCTTCAACTGGAATTACCGGACCAAAAGTGGCTTCGACATCACTCTCTTTTGAATATTTGTTGTTGACTAAATAGTAGATGTCGATTGTTCTTTCTGATGGATCTAACAAGAGATCATCGAAAATCGAAGCATACTCTGTAATATAGTTTGTCAAATCGAGAGTTGTGTCGGCGGGAGTTCCTGTGAAAATGTAATCATTGAGAGCGCCACGTCTTAAAAATAGACCGTTATGTGCAATAATTTCTGTACCTACGACTGCACGCGAAGGTAGATTGTATATAACATTCAATGAATCAGACGGAGTAAACGAAGTTTTTTCATATACTGCATTCTTAGAAAAATCTGATCGAGCATAGTTGACCGATAGTTTATCTTCAGGTGTTGTTCCGAAATTTAGACCAGGATCGAGAGTAATGTTTCTTCCCGATATCGTGTAATCTTCGTTTTCAACGAGGTACAAACCGTTCATGTGAACGATCGTAGATTTCGCGACAGCTAAATATTTGAGGACAATATCATTGAGAGCAACACTGCTTTCTACTTTTTCAGTAGTTCTTTCGAGTATGAAATCGATTATGTCTAAGTTAGGAATTGCTTCGCTGTATTTCGCTCGTAGTATTGCAAATTCACCTAGATCCCATTTGATAGCATCGAGCTTGATGAAGTTATTCGCAAGAACTTGGTAGTCGTATCCTTGACCTTTTGATAGTGTCGATCCGCCAGTAGTTACTGAATCACTATCTGTTTCAGGGATTCCTTTGAGTTCGAATTCAGTTTGACCAGGGAATGCTTCGAATATATCTTCTCTCCATCGAGAGATAGCTACATTGAGTTTCTTTCTTTCCCATATTGCTGATGAACTAAAGTAGTAAATAAAATTAGGATATTGATCCACCGAAACATGAGAACCAAATCTCAGAGTCGTAGATGTAGGATCGAACGCAAGTAACCATTCAAAACCTGGTGCGGCAACGCGAGCAGTCTTCTTTAGAATCTTCTTCGCATTGACTGTCGCATCATTCCATACGAGAATTCTAGAATCAATTTGAGGATCGATAATTTGCCATTCACCATATTCATTTGTAGAAACTGGTTTTTGGACCGTATTATCCCACCATAGAATCTTGAATCTGATTTCTGGTGGAACTGGATAATCGAGAACTGGAAACCATGACGCGACGTTTGGAGTATCTGTTACGAGATAGTAATCTCCGTGTGAAGGAGACACAGGCGCATCTGACAATTCATCGAGCACGATATATGATACTGAATCTTGCCATTCAGCTGCGAGTAAAATATTTTGTAAATATTCTAACGATATAGGATCTTTAGGATTATCAATTGTAAATCCATCAAGAAGTTTCTTGAGATTAATTTGGAAGGCTTCAAATTTTTTGGCAGCAAAATCTGGCATATTATGGTTTCTCCGTTGCGAACTTTACATACACTAAAGATCCTTCGGGAACAATTCCATTGAAGACAATTTTATCATTGTCATAATCGACCGTATATGCTCTAGGATTTCCTGGTTTTGTTTCATGTTGTAATTGACCATTAATGAATACATCAACTGAATCGATTTCAGGAGTTTTTGAAAGTGTGAAGTTATCCGATCCACCAGGACCTACTGTAAAGTAGTTCTTAAGAGTACGGATTTTTCCATAAATGACTTGCCAATCGTTCTTACTAGTTCCGATAGATATGTAAATTAGTCCAGTCGTTTTATCTCGTACGAGATAATTGATTGTGTCCGGAACTAGATTTCCTTGTGGCGATCCAAAATAATCGTCTACTTTTGCAAAGTGAAGGTCAGCGCCTTTAAGTGTTTTGTGGCGTACTAATGGAATTCCTAATTCTGTGATATTTGGGATAGTAGACATGTCTTGATTTATATTTTGGCTACTAATGAAATCATTTTTAGTATAATCAAATATGGATGTTTTGAAAATATAAGACATGTCTGAACCATTCTTTGAAGAACTAGAAACATACCTGGAAGCGTCATTTCATAAATGGCCTAGGATTGATAAGCTTAGAAAGAAGAAATCTCAAAGAAAACTTCATAGAGGTAGCAACTTCGAAAGACTTGGCAAACTATATGCGGGGAAAAAAGGACTGAAGAGAGTAAAGATAGGACCTAAACGATACATCGTAAAGTATATGCCAGCTTCTGAGCGTGCTGCACGAGTAAGATTAGGACGTCAGCTTGGTTCAAAACCTTACTTAAGAAGATAGTGAAACTACTTGCATCTCTGTTTTTCTTCTTTATATTACATTGCTCAGGACAAACATATCAATGCTTCACATCTGATTCTCCCGAATGCGAATATAAACTCAAAACAGAAACAACACCAACAAATATTGATCAGTACATAATCACAAAAGTGATTGCCGAAGGGCAACCACAGATAAACAGTAACATTACCCAAACGGTTAATTCACTTTTGGGCGTCATGGAAATTACTACAACATCTAGTCCTGCTAATGCAGTCGGATCATTCGTTGGCGGTGGAGTCGGGAACAAAGCGATTCTGCAACTGACTCAGTTCAATACCATGAAACTGAGCGACATTAATTATGTCGACATTGAATATAAGACAATAATTTCGGGCGGAGGAAATGTTCCGTACCTCAATTTTGTTGTCGATCTCGACTGTATTTTTGATGAGGATGTAAATACTCTCACGCTTGCACAACTAAGAGCTAGACGAAGAATATTGGTGTGGCATAGTTTATTTGCCGGCAACACTGTGTCAACTTCTGGCGGATTTACGTTATACTCTAGCACATCGGCGCAAAATGGATTCGCGGTGGTCGGAGCTCCACAGTTAGGTATGAGTGCAAATCCAGTCTCATATCAGACACTAGATCAATTTGATTATGCTACATATCCAAATGCTTGTATTGTCAATGGAGTAAATGGAGATGGTGGATTACCACGCAATCTTTCAAATCCAGTATGTGTTACTGGAGCGGGCCTTCCTGGAACTGCGTCAGCGGACTGTGGCAAAAACATGAGTGGTATATTCATTAATATCGGTGACTCAGGAAACTTGGCAAATTACTCTGTTCAGATCAAAAAAATCACAATAAAAGATAAGACAGTTAGCTTCCGAGAGATCTATTAAAATATAAAATTATGCAAACATTCAAAGAACATTTGACTGAAATACAGTCTATCAACGAAGGCAAAGGCGGAGAATTCTATGCCGACCAATTAGAAGAACTGAAATCCAAAGACTATTTCGTAGAAGCAAAAAGCTGGCACACGCCGATGAGTGAAATCAGAACGGGCGAAAAAAGTAAAAAATTCGTAGAATCAAAAATGCTAGATGTTCAAAAAGTTGTGACTGATCTTAAGGCCATGGAAAAAGAGTTTCAATCAAAACTTAATCAAGCCACCAAGCAAATAAAAGCGGATCTGAGAAAATCCTTGGAAGCGTCTAGTGTAAAGCCTTTCATGAAGAGTATTAAGGGCTCCAATCAAAAAGAGGATATGCGAGATAGCTTAATTAGAAAATTTGGTCGGCGCGAAGGGCAAGCAAGCGACTTGATTTATTCGTATCTCTATAACGATATTAACTAGGAAAAACTATGAAATTCAAAGAAGCTCTGAGCGCAATTCACGAAGAAACTGGAATCAAGTTCAAAAAAGTTATGCATGAATGGAAAGCAGGATTGCTAAAAGATTCTCACGGAAACGAAGTGACTGATCAAAAGCAAGCTCTTGCTATTGCTTTCTCAGAACAGAAGCGTGCAAAAAAGAAAGGGAAGAAAAATCGAAAAGCAAAGTAAAGAAGATTCTGAGAAAGAATCACTAGAACAATTCAGAAATACTCTCGGTATTCTTTCGAAAAAAGGAATACGAGACTATGGAAGAGAAATATCAGAAACAGATGTCGCAGGACACGTCTCTCCCGATTCAGTCGACGTTGAATTCAAAAAGAAATTTTAAGCAGGCTTAAATAAATTCGAACCAGTGGATCCAAATCCGCCTGATCCTCTTTTAGTATCATCAGTAATCGTACCTTCATCGACTTCAACGCAATCAGCATACTCTACTTTACGAAGAATACCCTGAGCTATTTTGTCGCCAGGAACAACCATCACATCTTGATCAGATAGGTTAAAGAGATGAACGTGGATAATTCCACGATAGTCATTGTCGATAACCTTTGCTCCAACCTTTAGTTTCTTCTTTGTTGACACGCCACTTTTGTCATGAACGACAAGATCGTATCCACTGGGCAGAATACATTTCAACGCTAATGGAATTAGCGCATCTTGTCTAGCTCTTATGACTACACTCACCGGAGAAAAGAAATCAATACCAGAACTTTTTGGCGTCCCTCTTTGAGGGATTATGGCATTGACGTTTGTTTTTTCAAATTTGATTTTTTTCTTAAAGAACATATACCGATTATACGCGGAAGAGTATCTATTCACCCGTGTTTTTTCTTATCATAGAGTAATAAGTATATACCCTTCTCTCCTCTCAATCTTATTGTTCTCCGCTCGTCCTGGCTTTTTCATACTTTAGAGAGAAAAAATTTTCGTATGTCGCTTGTGAAACTTTCGTCTATAATAAAACATGTCAAAATATGTTAGCTGGCACGTACATAGTGTCGCGTCTGCCCGTGATGGTCTTCTTAAGATTGAAGATCTTGTTCGAAAATGCAAGGATAACGATATGGTTTCGTCTATTACAGACCATGGCTCAATAGCTGGATGGATCAGCTATCACAATCATTGCAAGAAAGCTGGAATCAAACCAGTCTTTGGAAATGAAATTTACATTCACCCTCACCGCGAACGTCTCTTTGAAATCCGTAAAGAACTCGAAGACAAAAACATCGATCCGGAAAAGAAGCGCAGACTTCAAATCGAAAAAGAAGAAAAGGGTAAATACAATCACATCGTTGTTGTAGCAAAGAACAAACACGGTTTTCACAATCTCATTGAACTTTCAAATGAAGCATATCTTAATGGCTTCTATCGTTTTCCTTTATCCTCATATAAGACGCTCTTCAATTTACCTAAAGATAAAAGCGGCGACCGCGGATTGATTGTATCGTCGGCATGTCTTGCTTCGCCACTTTCTCAATACATCCTTAAAGATAAAATGGAAGAAGCGAAAGACTGGATTCTAATGATGCATGAAGAATTTCAGAAAAACTTCTATCTTGAAATTCAAGCAGTGAATATGGATGAGCAACGTCTCGTCAACAAAGCAATTCTCAATTTCTCAAAGACACTTAAGATACCAACGCTCCTCGCGAATGATGCACATTATCTCAGTGATGAATATGCGAAAGCACATGAGCGTTTTCTTTTGCTTCAAGGCAAAGAGAAGGTTGCTGACATCGGTAAAAAAGTCTGGCGCATCAAATGGGAAATGAATACTGGCGAAGTGAAGAGAAAAAAGTATGATGCCGAAGATCCAGATGTAGAGTGGATGAACGGAATCAAAATATCTGAAATCAATAAAGATGACACGATTGTTCTTAAGAAAATCAAAGATAAAGCAAACAAAGGACAAGAGATAATCAAAGAGTCAGCTAAGATTCTTGAGAAAGATCTTGTCGATAAAGTTTGGCTTATCGAAGCAGACGACCTCTCGTTTAAAACAGAAAAAGAGATTCGTGCAAAAGTCGCTGATCAACATCCTGAAATTACAAATGTTGATGAAATCATAGGCGTGAACTATAGCATCTATGACAAGATTGAAAATATCGAATTGGATGGCGAAAGCAAATTGCCAAAAATTCCAGAGTCATATGACAATCTCGTTAAGAAAACCGGCAAAGCTCTTGCAACATTTCTAAAGACAAACAAAGTTGATTATAAAGTATACATTGCTCGTCTGAAGTATGAGCTTGAAGTAATTCATAAATTTGGTTTCGAAGAATACTTCTTGATTCTAGCCGACGTATTTGATTATGGCAAGAGTAAAGGAATTTCATTTGGAGCAGGACGAGGTTCTGCGGCTGGTTCACTTGTAGCATTTCTTCTCGGAATTCACAGAGTGGATCCTATTCTTTGGAATATGCAGTTCGAACGTTTCTTAAGTCCAGTAATGGGGAGTGAAGAAATTGTTTGTGAAGATTCAGATGGAAAGATTAAGACGTTTCATGAAGATGCTCTTGTGAAACTCAAGAGCGGAAAGTCTAAGAAGGCGAAGTTATTAGTTGAAGGTGACGAGATTCTAGCTTAAGTTTATTTCTCTTTTGCCCATTTTTTATTTTTACATTCGTTCTTAAAATCTTCGAATTCGTCATAGAATCCATTATCTTCGTTTGCGTCTTGTATTGCCTTATTGATTAAACGAGCGGCAAATTTTTCTGCGAGTTTAGAAATCGCCAGAGGATTCGTCACATCTAAGTCTTCCGCGGTTCCTCTTGCAAAAAGTTCATACATAGATGTTACTTCTTTTTTGATTGCTTTATATAAAGCTTCGGTTGGGGCGAAATATTTTGGATTTTTTGCTTCTGCAAAAACTTCTTGTTGAGCGCCTTCAAGGTACGTATCTTTCATACATTTATATTTGTTTTTTTCTCTTGTTTTGCTTCCATTGCTCGTATTTTTGATTTCCGATTTCTTCACCCCATTTATTAACAAGTCTTTGAATCATAGAAATTCCACTCATTGGATTTTTTCGCCCCAGATTCGCTTCACGAATGTTTTTTCTCCATTTTTCATTCAAAGGAATTCCTTTTCTTAGATGTCCTGGATTCATTAGTGGGTTGGCCGACTGTTTCATTTTTTGTTTCCACTCTTCAGCTTTTTCTTTTCCGAATAATTCTTCTAGCGTTTTTCCTTTTCGTCTTTCGCCTGGATTATCAGTATCTTTTCCCGGAAGGACATTCGTCAGTGGTCCATGATTATAAAGCTTTCTTCCTATCGAATTTATGTAACGATATTCGCTTTTTTGTTGATCTTCTTTTGTTCCACATTTTTCAAGAATAAAACGAATAGGCTCGAGTCCTTGTTCAAAAATGTCATATATGATTCTAGCTTTATTGACATTTTTCTTCCACTGTTTTGATGTTTTTCTTTTAGCATCAAGATGTTGATCGATTCTGTCTTTCTTCCCTTTTCCAACATAGAAGGGTTCAAATAAGAAAGACATATCGATACCATCATAAGAGAATGATCCTTTTTTTCTTGGATCAAGATAAATATATGTGTATAATTCTTGCATAATCTATATTTAATATCGGAGTCGATGTAACGAAAAATATACAATAGCTTATGACATTTAAGATAAAAAAGGTAGAAAAGCGTAAGCAAGATTTCTCTTGGCCTAAATAATTGGGCGGAGTAGCGGTAACGCTATTCGCAAAGAACTTAAACTGCTGGAAACTCCTTAGAGCAATAAAAACTACAACGCAATTTGAAAAGATAAACGTGAATGTTTGAAAATTTTATTGATTGGACAATCAGCATCGAAATTCCTGAAATGGAAGACGTTCAGAGACTATAATAGTTCCATCCTTATGGATGATGGTATAGTCCAGACTACAACAGAAATGGTTTGTGAAAACAAAAGTAGTAAAGGATATTGACTCGGACATCGCCATCAACGTAAACACATTCCGTGATGGTCGTGAAGAAATCATTTCCGAGCTCACAAGAAAATATGGTTCAGACCACGTAGCATATATCGGTAACCGTCTCATGTATGCGCCAAAATCAGCAATTCGTGATCTTGGTCAAATCTATGACATTCCATCTTCAGAAACACTGAAGGCAACAAAGTACTTCAATGAAGAACTGACTCTCCAGCAAAATATGGAGAAGAACAAAGACATCAAAGAGTACTTCACAAAATACAAAGAGCTTCAGACTCTCGTTCCTCAGATTTGTGGAACCACGTCCGCTCTTGGTGTCCACGCTGGTGGAGTTGTAATCAGTGATGAAAAATATCCACTGACTCGTCACATTGGCCTACAAAGACCGAATGAAGATGGACGCATCGCAACTATCTGGACCAAGGACGAAGTCTCACAACTCGGTTACATAAAATACGATATTCTCGGTCTCTCATCAGCTGGACAAATTGCTCTTTGCAAGAAGCTCCGTGGAGAAAACATCTATAAGAATTATGAGTTTGATTTAGAAGATGTGTACAAACACACAGTCTTAAGAGGACACAACAAAAACATATTTCAGTTTGAATCTGCTTTAGGTAAAAGATGTTTTCAAGATCTTTTGCCAATGAGCATTGAAGAACTTGCAAATGCTTCTGGTCTCATCCGTATTCTCGGAACCGAAAGTGGCAGACGAGTCTATGATTCATATAAAGACAACGTTGTTGATCTTCAGACAAATGGACGAGATCAAGAAACGCCAATCTGGAAAACGAAATTGATGGATGAAATTCACGATAAGGAGAAAAATTATGAAATTGTAGAGCGTGTACTTGGAAGCACATACGGGATTCTCATTTATCAAGAGCAACTATGTGAATTGATAAAGGGATTTTCTAATGGAGAAAAAACTTTCGTTGACGGAAACAACGTTCGAAAGTATCTCGGCCGTCTAGCAAAGAAACACGGGTATCTTGATGATCTTCAAGGTAATCGTGATGAACTTGAAAAATGGCATACTGACTTCATGAAGATCATGAACGAATATGTGCTTCCATATATTGGAAAAGACGGCCACAACTGTCCAGATAAAACAGTTCGTGACTTTCTTGAATTCAATCTCGGACATGGAAACAAATTAGAAGTTCCGCAGACAGGAATAATTGCATGGATGATTACATCATCGGTCTACATTTTCTCTCGTCTGCATTCAGTGAGTTACTCAATCAACACATACGAGCAACTATATCAGAAGACTTATGATCCATTCAATTTCTGGTTATCTGTTCTCATGATGGGTGCAGGAAACTTAGATGACATAGCAAAAGTTTCCAACGCAATAAGAAGCGAAACACAAATAGAAATTCTTCCACCTAACGTCAACAATTCGAATTATCACTTCAAAAAGGAAGGAGATAATATTCGATACGGTTTAGGTTCAATCATGAGTCTGACAAAAGCCGCAATGGTAATTGTTGAAGAACGAACTACAAACGGTAATTACAAAAATATGGAAGACTTTATCAAAAGGGTTCCGGGAAGAATCGTAAACTCGAAAGCTTTGAAAAATCTTCTTGTCACTGGAGCATTTGCTGATTTTGGTGATCTTGAAGAAGTCAGACAACAAATCGAATTAGTTAAAGGTGTGCCGATTGAATGTGATATGTCTAAGAGTGCTCTGATGAAAACAGAATTCGAGTTGCTCGGGACAAACGTCACATACATCGATCCTCTTCTTAAGAAAGCAAAAGAGTACGCCAACTTCAATGAGCTCGAAGATGGATCAAGCAAGATGATGATCAAGATTTCTAAGACAGTCGTCAAGAAAACAAAGACTGGCAAAGATTATCTATTCCATTCCGCGGAAGACATGAATTCCGGAACATCCTTCAGTTTGTTCAACTGGAACAAAAAGGAATTGGAAGTTGGGCGAGCGATCATCGTCAACATTACAAAGAAGGGAGACTTCATTAGTCTCACTCAAGAATTTAAGAGACAGTGGTAAAAATAGGATACAATAAAACATGGATATAGCAATTTCACTCGGGCATAATGCCTCTGCAGTTCTCATTGAAGACGGAAGAGTTGTTCTTGGTTATGAAGAAGAACGCTTCACGAAAAAGAAAAGTGATTCTTCTTGGCCAAAAAACGCCATAGCAGAAATTTTCAAAAACGTTCCTCCAAACCGGAGAGAAAAAAATACGTTATACATCTCTCATTGGTATGATGATTTTGATTTCTATAAAGCAGAAATCGATCCAAGAATTCAGAAGCACTTTGTTCCTGAAGAAGTTTCTGCTCTCATGAATGATTATGCTTTCAAAATCGTAACGCTCGACGAGAACTTCACACATCACCATGCACATGCATGGAGCGCAGTTGCTTTCAGACTTAGCAACATGAAGAACAAGCCGAGTGTCATTGGAGAAGATGTTTTGGTATTTGTTGCCGATGGTTTTGGAAACAACGCCGAAGTCCTTTCAATATTCAAATCAAGATTCCGAAACGGAGTTGAGAGTGTTGAGTTGCTGTCAAAAGTTGAAGGGTACAATTACTCTTTGGGGTTGATGTACCAATACGCAACATCATTTTGTGGAATGAAAGAAAACGAGGACGAGTACAAATTCCTCGGTTACGAATCTCAGATTGATTCAGTCCTAACAACGGAAGGAATTAACAAGCTCGAAGCGATCGCAATCAAAATCGAAGATAAGTTACGTACATCAAGTCCAGTTATCCAAAAGAAAACTGGATTCATTGATATATCGGCTCTCGAAGGGATAGTCAAAACCGAGTGGCACAAAACGTTCCAACAAGCAATTGATGAAGTTGTGTCCGAGTGCACTAGAAAAGTTGAGTGCTTCAATGAACAAGAGACCAGAATAATAATCGGTTACCTCATTCAAACAGTCATTGAAGATATGATGCAAGAAGTTGTCATGAAGGCTTGCGAGAAATACAAGATCTATGATGTGTGTTTAGCGGGTGGAATTTTCTACAATGTCAAACTCAACAATGCAATTCTAAATGTTGTTCAAGGAAGTCTTTGCGTAGTTCCACTTGCTGGTGATCAAGCCGGCGGAATAGGATTGTTCTATGCAAAAAACAAGGAATATCTCACTAACAATTTTGATGGGTTTTCAAATCTTTGCATAGGCAAAAGAGATCTTGGGATCGAAACACAGAAAAAACCTATTGCAATGGACTCTGTAGAAGGTTTCCATATGTCAATCATTGACAAGAAACTTCAGTTCGTAAACAAGGTTGTTGAAGAACTCGAGAAAAATAGTCTCGTCAATATTGTTCATAGTCAAATGGAATTCGGACCAAGAGCTCTATGCAACACAAGTACTCTTGCGCTTCCTACAAAAGAAAACGTTGAGCTAATCAATACGCTCAACAAAAGAAACACTGTAATGCCTATGGCTCCTGTGATGCTCGAAAGATTTGTGGATTTCTTCTTTGAAGAAAAGCAATACAAGAAAATCATCGGGTCAGACAAATACATGATCATCACTTATGATTACAGAACATCCCTTCTTTATAGTAAGTATTCGGGCGTCATGCATAAATATCCTCTGATTGAAAAATACAGCGGCCGTCCACAAGTTATTCCGCATGATGCTTTAGGAATAATGAATAGCATTCTAGAGAAAATCTGGATGAAGACTGGATATGCTTGTCTGATCAATACAAGTTACAATGTTCACGGTGTTCCAATCGTCAGAACTTTGGATGATGCAATTGAATCATATGAGTTTCAACAGAATATCATTAAGACACTAAAAGATGTTCCTACTACAAAGAACATTCTCGTCATCGGTGATTTCTGATGGTCGTCGATTGTAATATCAAGACAATCGAAGATTATTCTCTTTACAAATCTCAAGTAGAAGAAAGCAATTACGGTTCGCACAATCGCCTCATGAATGAGGCGAAGCCCGTTTATGGGATCGTCAAACCGAGTGGAATACTCTCTTCTATAAGATTTGAAACACTATTTCAGTACGCATCAATGCTCTCCATAAAGAAGGGAGATCCATTCTGTGGAAAGATGGATGAGATAATTGAAATGATTCGCGCTCTGAAAACAGATGCCGAGTTCATGGATTCGAGATGCTATCCTACTGGATTTGCTATGGAAGGAAATGTCATGGTCGTAGGAGAGGCTCCAGGCACATATGGAAGAGCCATAGAACGTGATTACTTAAAACCTACATTCATATTCACTCGTACGAGTTGGATCCTTCGCAACGCTTTGCAAGGTTCATTCAAAGTTGCGCCGTACATAACCAACCTTTGCAAATACGCAAGACCATTAATAAAGTTTCCAATTCTGATTTTCAGGATTGCTTACACATATTCCGTAAAGAAGTAGAGTATATCAAACCCGCGAGAATTATTGCTCTTGGAAAAAATCCGTATAATTTTTTAAAGAAACATCTCTACAATGGATCGTTCATCTTAAACTACGTTACGCATCCGTCGTATGTATGGAGATCGAACATTCGTTGGCAAAATTATTCTGAGATTTTCAGAAACGTCTTGGCCAGTTAGAGGATAGAATAGATATGATTTTAGGATTACAATCAACTACAAATCTTGTCATAGCTCTTTCAGGAGCTTCACATTCTGGCAAGACAACATTCATGACTGATGCGCAAACACTTCTTGGAAAAGACAATGTCATTTGTATCTCCGAGAATATCCGTGAAGTTGATATTGTCAAATCAATCGGAATAGAAAAGATCAGAGAGAATCCTGCTCTCTATTTCACGCTTCAAAAAGAAATCATCACAAAGAAAATCAATCAAGAGATTGAAGCGTCGCTCACAAGCAAAGACAAAATTATTCTCATAGACAGATCGCTCGCCGACTCAATTTATTACTTGACGAAATACACAGAGATTTCAAAGTTTCCTCCGGAACTTAAGAAAGAATATTTCACATTTCTATCTCAGTTGCAAGACAGAGCTCAAGCTACATTCGCAACAATATACAATGCAATTCTTATTTTTCCTCCAATCAAAAAGGACGAAGAACAGAACGATGCCTTCAGACAAGATCTTGAATACTTCAATGAGTCACAAGAAGCAGAGTTCGGACAAATCGTTTTGCTCAATGAGGGAATTGCTTCCGTGACAGAGTGTTCCAAGAAAATTATTCCAGTTGACACAATGTTCCAAAGTAAAGATGGAAAAAGAGAAATGACAGAAAAACAATGGAAGACAGTATGTTACCAATTAGCGAAACAATAATTCTAAAATACCCGTATCATGAAAATGATAGCTTCATTTTTCAGATGCTTGATCTTAAAATTGGGCTCTTGAAGCTTGAAAATATTTTTGAGATTGACGGGTTAGTCTCAGAATTTGCGAAAGCAAAAATCGAGATGTTCCAAAAAATGGATACGAGTACATGCGCTCTCAAAGAATTCATAATACCAATTCCTTCATGCAAGAATATTCTTAACATAAGAGAATTAAACAGAACAAACTACAGAGTAGCTCTGAAAAACATCCATGAAGAAATTTACAAAATGGTCTATGAGATGAGACAAGCGGGATCTAGAAGATGTGTTCTGACTTTTGCGAATCCAATAGAAGAATATTATGGATCGGAAAATGGATACCAACATGGTGACCTTTCGTGTCTTTCTCAGATAATAATTGGTGACCTTTCGTGTCTTTCTCAGATAATAATTCATGAAGATCCGTCGGCTGGAACAAATGTCACAATCATTTACCGAGCGAATGATATGAAGCACGATTTTCTTGTTGACTTCTATACACTGCTGAAGTATGTTTTATTCTCTGATTTATTTCTTGATAATATCAACTTGACTTGGATTTCAAACACATGTCAATTTCACGGAGGGCTCACGAACAACATGGATGAGATTCGTAAAGTTTTCAAGGGAATATCTGACATATACAAGGAAAAAGCATGAACTACAATTACAAGAACCAATGGTTAGATATTTACAAGCATCTCGTTAGTGCTCCTGAATATTCTCCACGCGGGCTCAAAGTAAAAGAGATTGAGAACTATTCTTTTGATGCAAATCCGTATTGGAGATTTGCGAATTTCACAGAACGTAATCTTAACATTCGTTACATCATAGGCGAATTATGTTGGTATCTCCGCGGAGATTTGAATGATGTAGAAGGAATTTCACACTACTCAAAATTCTGGGCGGGACTTGCTAGCGAATCAGAACCAAGACTCAATTCAAATTACGGCCATTACATCTTCAAAGAAGTATTGAAATCAAATGGAAACAATCAATATAGTCACGTCATCAATTCACTGATCGCCGACAAAGATACACGTCAAGCCGCAATCATTATTGCAACACATGACGTTTTGTCAACTGCCCATAAAGATAAAATCTGCACATACTCAATGTCATTCAGAATACGAGATGACAAATTGAATATGAGTGTTCGCATGAGAAGTAATGACTTTGTTCTCGGAACGCAGATAGATTTTTTCCAGTTCTCTGTGATTCAAGAGCTGATACTCGTTACACTCAAGAATTTCTATCCGAAACTCGAGATGGGAACGTACCATCACTCAAGTGATTCGTTTCACGTATACGAGAAGCATTATGACATGATGCAAAAAATTGTTGATACGAATGGCGAAAGCTTTCAAGACATTATCTTTCCTAAGATTTCTGGAACTAATGAAGCGTTGTACATCATAAACAATCTTCCGAGATTTGAGAAGATGTACAGAGAACTTGGATTTCCTGAGAAACTCATAGAAGAAGAGTTAGCTTCATGCACAACAAATGGATATGAATTCACAAAGACATGTGTTGAATTCTTGAGAAAATAATGGAAGACTACGATCCATTCTTATTGACGATGGACACCCCATTATTGGATCGCGTCATCAACGATAACTTTGAAAACAACAAGAGAATCATGGAGAATGGAGAAGAGTGCACGATAGTATACGGCAGGAATACGTTTTTGCCTTTCTTATATCCGATCACGATGGATTACAAAACTCTTGAGAGTAAATATCCATTTACGTGCGAAGAGAATGGAGAATTCAATTGCTCAGTTCTGTTTGACATCAAATCAAACATGACGCTCGATGAACGGATCCATGAAGCGATTCGAGGATATTATCATAAAGCTACAATCCATATTTACAGAGGCAAATACAAATGCTAGGAACTGAATTTACTCCGGCGGAAAAAGCTGAGATCGATCAGATAGAAAAAATCAAAATGAATTATGTGGTCGCCATTCAAGCTATCATTAAAGAAATAGAGCGCTGTTTTCCAGGACATCCTGATTTCTACAAACTGAAGAACAGAGTATTCGAAGAACTGTGCAGAGACTTGGATCAATATGAAAAACAAAGTTAACTTATACATTGACATCATCAATCGCATCGCAGAGCAATCTGAATGTAAGTCCAGACAAGTAGGAGCTATCATTGTAAAAAATGATTGTGTGTTCGGAGAAGGATGGAATTCTCCGCCTAAGAAATGCGAAGCGAGTGAATGCGACAGATGTTCTTCCCCGGATCATGTCTCTGGAAAGGATTTGAATTTAGCTTTATGTGCTCATGCTGAAAGCAATCTTATTGCGATGTGTGCAAAAGAAGGACGATCAACTGATCAAGCCCAATTATGGTGTACTACGAAGCCGTGCGCAGAATGTGCAAAACTAATCGTCCGCTCTGGCATCAATCAAGTGTATTATCTGAATGACTACGAATCTCCACTAACAGATAAAATATTCAAAAACGGAGAAGTTTTTTGCGTTAAAATTTCTAGTTACTTTGGACTACAGGTCGTATAATTATCATGCAAAGCAAACAACTGGTAAAATCAAACAAACGAGTTCCTATCGCAGAACTTAACAGAGCTTCTCGTAGAAAGCAAAAGCTCCCGTTTACTCTGTGGAAACTGATTGATGTCCGCAAGGAAAAGGTTGTTGCGATTTCTACTTGGACAGCAGTTCAAAGTGTTGTTTGTTCTCACGCGCCACGAGGCCGAAGCGTAGGAAAAGTTGGAAATCCATTCCGCGCAGAGATGCTTAACATGAAAGATCCAAACGCTTTTGTTGCAACTCCAAATGGAACTCCGGATACAGATGATGTAGGCGTCCCATCAGAAACTTCCGACGCAAAAGAAACAAATATAAAGGCATGATCACAGTAAAATGCCAAAAATGTTCATTCGAACACAGCTTCCAAATTGAAGACCTAATTAAGACTAAAGAAAAGTGCAAGCGTTGTCAAGAACCTCTTGATATTAAATCAGGAGAAGTCAACGCTACAGTCAAATATCCTGAGTCTGCGACTAAAGAAGAACAGTATTACTACATAGAAGGACAATCACCTTCTCCGTCAAAATAATTTTCTCCACGTAGCATTTACAAAACACAACTCCTATGCTATAATAGGAATGTGAATATCGACAAAGAAATTGAAGACATCAACAATACAATCTCCCGGGTTCGGGAAGAAATACGTCAAGCAGAAATGAAGTCATTCCTTCTTAAAAGAGGAAGAGCACTTTATGAACGAGAAGACGCACGCAAGTTTATTCTTGAAGAAATTATTCTTGAAGAAATAGCAAGCAATCTTGCTAATGCATCAAATTCTTTGTCGGCAAAATCAATGGACATCAATGTACAACTTGAAAACGTACGCCAATAAAAATCAGCTCGAAGAAAGCGATATTAAGGAAGCAACCAAGTTACTTTCTGAAATTCAATTTCGTGGTGGCTGGAAACAAGGAAATACAGAGCTCTTAGAAGATTTCTTGGAGATTCTTAATTTCTTTGACAGGAAGAACAGAGAGGCTGAACAAGAAATGCCACCAACAGAAAGCGCATGCATCCTTCTTATGAAGGCGCAGGATTTTATGCTTTATCTTCCGATGGTTGAAAAGCAGTTGTTCAAGTTAAAAGGAAAAATATGATCGCAATATCAAAAGTTAAGACTAAAGATGTAGCCGAAGAAATTCTCGGTGATGACAAAAAGTTTGCAGAATTCTGTGAGCTCAATAAGAACTACATGAACAAAATCATTTCGAAGGTCCATGACATCCATGTCTATGGTTACCATGAACTTTTTCAAGAAGCTCTTGAATCAATGTGGGAAGCACTTCAGAAATTTGATCCAGAGAAAAGAGTACGCGACGGAAAAACTCCTGGAACTCTTTCAACATTTGCATATCACGTCATCATGAATAACGTGCGTCGTTATCTCAATGATGAAAACAAAAGAATGGGTGAAGAGTCTTCTATAGAAGCATTCAAGAAACACGGAATGGATAATGGTGCTGCAGCCGACAACTCAGATTACTGGGAAGAAAACTGGAAAACAAATCAACTGAATATGGAAGATGAAATCATTGACCGTCTTGATAAAGAACGAGCGATGACTCATTTGAGTGAACAAGAAAAAGAGATATTCAAGTATCGTTTTCTCGAGAAGAATCCATTGACTCATGAAGATATTGCACGCAAGCTTAACATGAATCCAAACACATATCGTGCAATCTACTACGGGTCATTCAGAAACAAAATCAAAAAATTGGGGTACAACATATGAATTTTTTAAGACGCATCTCTAACGCATTTTCTATACTACAGGGCTTCGATTACAAATCGCTGATCTACATGTTGGTGGTTTCATCTGGCGCTTTGTATATTACGAAATTCAAAGTATACTCGCCGTGGGAATATGGCGCACTGATTCTTCAGCCGGTTTTTTATATTCCAATTCGTATTTGGATCGATCACGGAGTGAACGTTGCGGTGTTTCCGATTGTCATGATTGTCGTATATAATCTTGCGACAAGAGCGTTGCGATTGGACTTTATGCATTTCGTAGATCAATTGAAAACACAAGCACAAGTGATTTCTGACAATGCTTATTTGCAGTTAACCGAGCAACAAGAGAAAAATAAGATTGTAGACGAGAAAAACCGAGCTCTTGAAATCGAACTCGCAGCATACAAAATTGTAGAGGAAAAAGAGAAGAACAAAAAGAAGAAGCGATGAAAATAGAGAAGGGAAACATCTATCACTTTTACTATTCGAACTACCACGTCGATAAGTATCCAATCGCTTTGATTCTTCATAGCGATTCTAACAACACGCATTCCCTTAATCTCAATTATCTCTCGCCAAAAATGAGAGATTCAGTTATCGATATGATCGTCGCGATCACCACTAAAAAACTCGGTGGTCGTGACACATACGCTCTTTACCACGATTACATAAAGAGAAAACTTCCTCAGGTAATTCGGTTCTGTTACCGTAAATACAAGACATCATTCATACGAGATGCAAAGCTAGTCTCTAAGGGATTCTTCGAGACGCGTAATTTTCTATGGCACATCAAAAAGAATTTCAGTCAAGAAGATTCTCAGTTCATTTTCAAGAAAATCAAGACTTCAATCAAGGAAGCTCAGAATGTCGAGAAGCAAGACAAGAAGATTGCTGCACTCAAGAAATGGGAAAGCAAATTGACGCCTGATGAATTCGAAGACAAGGCAAAAGACTACATAACTTCCCTGTCTCAGATCTACACACCGAAAGATACAAATAAATATACTTTCATAGGACGAAGACGATAGAATAAATATGGCAACACGTAATCCAACAATAAAGAAAGAATTGCAACCACAGACTACCAACGAAGAAAGTCTTGTTAAAGCGGCTCTTGTTAAAGCGGCGAAATACATCAAGATAAATAAACGAAAAATCGAAGAAGACGAAGAAGAAGTTGATTTTATGCCAGAAAAACAAATCACAAAGAATCCCTTCAAAAAAGCGGAAATCAAATCAGTATACGTAGAAGTCGGCGCAAACCTTGGTTCAAAGCAATTGAAGTTCGGGATTCACGCCGACATCAATAGCGAAGAAGCAGCAGTCGTAAAGAACAGATTGTATTTTGAATGTCTTGGTTCTCTCGAGCGACACATCAAAGAAATGGGAAGTGAAAGTGGACCGTTCAGATCAAGATAAGGCAACACAAAAAGAAATCGTTGCAAAGTATTTCAAAGACGCACTAGTAAAAGATCTATTTGTATTTTCGTGGCAAGGTTCACGAATACAAATAGAATGTACAAAGAGAGCATGTGACATGTTCGACGAATTAAAACAAAATTGTGGGGTGACGGAAGAAGACATACAAGCGTATCTTAAAAAAGTTACCGCGAAAATGATGCTCAACAACGTCGAACAGGATTATGCATTTTGAAATATCACTTGATGATGTCAAACACTTTCTCACATGCGAAGGACTTTCGTCTAACCTAAAAGCAAAGAACCCTCGCGAATTCTCAGTCAACTCTCCATTCTCCGACGATACTAAATCTCGTCTCTCTTTCTCATACATCAAAAATCACAAGAACATTCCGGAAGGAGTCTACTTCAATGACTTCAAAGCTCGTGGAACAATTGACGATGACAAATACAAAGGAAGCTTCTATAAATTCGTCAAGCTCTTAAAAGAATTCAAGACAATTGAAGAAGCTCAGTTCTATTACCTTTCAAACTATCTCACTGGAAATCTTAGCGATGCAATCAAACACAGACCTCAAGCCGAAGCTCCACAAGAAAAGAAGAAGTTATGGAAGATTTCCCTTCCTGAAAACACTGCGCCGTTCGATCGAGCAATTCATCCGACATATTACAGCTATCTCAAGAAAAGAGGGCTTACAGAAGAAATCATCGATAAACATCGCATGTTTATCAACACGCAATCGAAGCGAATTATTTTTCCAATTTATGAAGGGGACGATCTGGTCTTCTATATTGGAAGAACGATTATTGAAAACGTGCCAAAAGAATTCCGATGGAAGAAAGTCTCGGCAAGCGAGATGAATCCAATATGGAATCTGAATAATGTAGACTCGCCAACTTGCGGAATATTCGAAAGTATTCTAGATGGAATACACATTCACAATGGTGTAGCAACATTGACTCCATTTGTCAATGAAGAAATGTGTGACAAAATCATAAACAAAGGTTTCAACAAAATCATCATAGTCATGCAGAATCCCTATAAGGATAAAACTGCGAATGTGCAACGATTCAAAATTGCACACAGATTTTCAGAAAAGCATGACAACGTACATCTCTATGATTGGCGAGATATTCCTGAAAAGGACTTCGGTGAAATCAAGATGGCAAAAAAAGAGATAGATATGGACAGAACTCTGAAATACAATCTAGCTATGGAAGTTGCCAACAAAATGGGATTAATCTAATGGAAGAGTTTATAGGCAAAAAAGTGTCTGTTGCCGAAACAAATACTTTGCTATGCGACAGAAGTGATTTGACAGATGGAGTCATTATAGGCCATGACACAACATGTGAACTATTTCGTGTCATGTTCACATATAAGAACCTACGCCGCGAATTCTCTATGTTATTGGAAGAGTTGGTGTTCGAGGATTAATGAGGAAATCAGACGATCCAAAGAATCATCTGTCGCACATCAATTTCATACTTGAAAAGTATCACAGAGGGATCAAAGAGGTGCATGTCACCCAAGACGTTTTCATCGGATTGCAGTGGTATGTGAAAAAGACGAATCGCAGTGACTGCAAAATCATAGACAGCAAATCTTTGCTGCTTCGTGGCATTCTGATCAAATATGTGCTAAATGGTCAAGGCGGCATTGGCTTCATCAAAAAAGTAGAAAAAACCTTCTAAGCGCCATTTACAAGAATAAGAAAGACCGGTATAATACAGTATGAGCGAGAGCAAAAGATTCCTACTGATCGGCGCGGTATGCTTAGCAGTTGCGCTTGCATTCGATGGCATAAAGTGTGTTGTTTTCAACAAAGCTGTCCAATATGAGAAGCGACAGCAAAAAGTTGAAACTCCTGTTGTTGATCTGGAAACTATCGAGCGAGCTGTATCGTATCGCTTAGCTCATCATGGCCGAAAACTCTCTGATAGAGATTTTGACGCAATCGTGAAAGTCATTTACATCGGACATCACAAATATGGTATTAACTACCATGATGTGTTGTCAATGATTTCCACTGAGTCCGAGTGGCGCAAACATGCACAAGGCAAAAATTACAAAAAAATCAAGGGAGTGAAAGTTCTGAAGTCCATCGATTATGGTCTCACTCAACAAAACTCCAAAAACCTAAGCACGAATTATCGCCAAGCTGCGAGGATTTTACGAGCGGCTGGGATCAAATATAATATGAATGACAAATTCGACGTGGCATTGAATGTCATGGCTTGCATTTGGTATCTCGATGCCATACGCAAAGAAATTGGTGACGACTACACACACCATCGAATGATCGCTTCGTATAACACGGGGATTGTCGGTTACGACCGCCACCCGAAACTTGCGAATGCTTACTACACACGTTTTACAAAAATGAAGTCTATCTAATTTTTTCTGTGGGAGGAAAAAAATGGTTACACGCGAAGATGCATATTGTCTTGTCCGTTCACGACCTAACGTAAATGTTGTCGGTGAATTGGCAAAAAGAAAGCTCGTAGCAGAAGTCGTAGGAAACGGAGAAGTTGCTGTTTACTTTGAACAGACATCACAACTCGACGCAATCCAAGATTTCTGCGAAGAAAAAGGCCTTAAGTTAAGGATATGAATATCTGGATCGTGATCGCATCGATCGCCGGTGGAATTGGTTTGTTCGGCTTGCTGAACTACATTTTCAACTGGGGAATATTCGGTGCGGTCATGGAAATCCTCGCAGATGTGGCCGACATCTTGGCGGATCTATTTTCAGCGATCGGCAATATTGGTTCAGGAGACTAAATGACAAATTTCAAAATTGCATCAGATGCAGGGAAAAATCAAAAGCGCGTCTACGTAGACGAATTCAAGGGAAAAACTCTCTTGCATATCCGCGAGTGGTATGAAGACAAAGAGACGACAGAATACAAGCCGTCGCCAAAAGGTATCACATTCAAAGTTGAGGAAATCGACAATCTGATTGCCGCACTGACTGCGGTGAAAAACGAGTTGCCGAAAGCCGAAGACTAACAGCGACCCAAATAAATAAACCCAATGAACATCGGGAAGCGAAAGCTTCCCTTTTTTAGGCTCCGAACTTAGCCGAGAACCGCGATTATACTTTGCTTGACCACGTCAGAAACGTGATTCGTTTTGCCGATGCCGTTGAGCTCGAAAGTTGTCATAAGATCCTCATAGAGTCTTTTACGAGAAATTCCTTTGTTTCCAGTTTTGATCATTCCATCAATTCCGTCTGCACCGAATAAATCTTTCTGAAACTGAGCGATGTCACTTTTATCTGCTCCGGAGAGTTTCATATCCCCTAGAGTTTCGATCATTCTATCCTCTTGTTCTTCCATGCGACCAATGTCTTTCATAGAGATTTTTGAAGATCTTTCTTTTTGTGCGTTCCACCCACCATCTTCTCGTGGGATCAAATCATCTGCGCTGCTTTTCTTTGCCATGGTAATTATATCTTTAAGCGCCTTCCATTTTTTGAGTATACAATACTCATGGCAGAAAATAATGAATCTTACAATGACGAGCAATGGGATCTTAACGAGCTAGAAAACGATTTCTTGTGTGCCATCCTTTCTGATGATAAAAAAGCAAGAAAGGTATTCGTTGACTTCTACAAAGACATCAAGGAATCATTCTTCAAGAACAAAATCTATGGCACAGCATTCAAAACGATTTCCTTGTTCTTTGACAAGGAAAGGGATTTTCCAACTGAGTCTCGTGTTGTTTCAGTACTCCGAAAAACCGGGCATGAAGAAAAAGATATTGACATCATCAAGGGACTTTATGAAGATGCTAAGAAGGACATCAGACCTTCGGCGTTGAGTGCTCTTGAAAAAGATATAGAGTCATTCATCCGTGCAAACAAAGCAAAATCGGCAATCCTAAAAGCGGCAACGCATCTCAACAAAAAAGACTTCAGTGATAAAATTCTAGCAGACGTAAAAGAAGCACTCTTATGGAATCCAAAAATAGACATGGGAATCCAGATCACAGACGTAGAGAAAAGATATTCTAAGCTCAGAGAATTATTCACGGAAAATGTTCCGACTCCATGGAAATGGTTAAATGATAATTGTCAGGGTGGTCTTTTCCGGAAAATGCTCACGATATTTTGCTCAGCATCTTCAGTAGGAAAAAGCATAGCGCTTGATCAGTTGGCTTTACATGCATGGTTAAGCGGAAAAAATGTCGTAGTAATAACTCTCGAATTATCTGACATCATAAAGAGCCAGAGAATTGACTCATGTTTCTTAGAGAAAGAGATTTCTTCTTTGATAGCAAATGAACAATTGGTCAAAGACACTTACAAAAAATACGCTTACGAAACACACGGCTCCAGACTCTTCATTAAAGAGTTCGCTACATCTTCGGCCGATGCAAATGATATAGAGAATTTCTTGTATCAGCTCGAGCTTTATGAGAATCTGAAACCAGAAGACATCGGGCTTCTTTGTGTAGACTATGGTGACATCATGCTTCCAATTGGAGGAAGCACTGGAAATGATTACAAAGATGGAAGAACCATTTTTGAAAATCTTAGAGCCATTGCACAAAGGCTTAACATTCCAGTTGCCACTGCTTCACAATTCAACCGCAAGGTTTTGGAAGTAGGTATTGAAGAATTATCAGAAGGACATTTGGCAGATTCTTGGTGGAAAATGAATTCCGCAGACTTGATCGTTGCTCTTTGGAATAATCCAGAACTTCGTGAGGCCAACAGAATCTTCTTTAAGCTTTTAAAAAACCGAATGGGTAAAAAAAACGAATACCATGAGCTCACTAGTGTATATGAACACCTAAAATTCGTAGATTAAATATCTTAATCGCTTAGGCGATTGAAATATATAGAATGAACGGATTCATTTACAAATACACAAACAAAATTGATGGTAAAATTTACATTGGCCAAACAATAGATATTGAAACAAGAAAATGGACTCATGAACATAATGCAAAAATCATGCATAAATTTTTCTTTTATCGAGCAATCAGAAAACATGGAATTGAAAATTTCTCTTTCGAAATCGTCGAAGAATGCGATACTTCTCTTTTAAATGAAAGAGAAATTTACTGGATAAAACATTTTAAGTCGAATAACGATAATTATGGATATAACATGACTTGTGGTGGAAGCGGTGCTGGATTCGGAGAAGGACATCCCATGTTTGGAAGAAAAAGACCGGAGCATGCAGAATTGATGAGAAAGAGATTTCTGGATCCAAAAAATAACCCGACAAAAAGAGGATCAGAAAACAATCGATATGCTCATGGCCCGACAAAACAAGAAGAGAAAATCATAAAAGACATGATTGAACAGCAATATACTATCGGATTTATATCTAGGAAAATCAAACACAAAGAGAGAATAGTAGTTCGCTGGATTGATGACTTATATCCAGAGCTCAAAAAGAGAATTCAAAAGTTATTTCCGGAAGATAAAATCATCGCAAGAATTATTGAACTTAAGAAAACGTTGCGTGCCAAAAGAAAAGATATGCCTATTCGAAGCGAAGATGTCGCTAAAATCATCAATGAAGAATTTGGGCTAAAGAATCAAAATAGATTGGCCGTTAAGGGAATTAATAGTTATCTAAAAAGACATTTACCAGTTATGTTTAACCAACTTAGTGCTATGACTTGAATATAATCCTATATGAGAGTCATTTCCATCAGAAGCGTTGGAAACATCAATCTAGCATCTATCAAAAAGATACAGCCACGTGTTTCCAGTATACGCTCAATCAACCCCATTAAATTACAGTCGCTAAGAATAGTTGGTGCTCGTGAATAGCATAAAATTCAATGGCGACAATTATGTTCTAGAACTTACTCGAGGGGACACAGCGATCCTTGAATTCAGATTCGTAGATGATGATGGACAACCTTCTGATCTTAGTAATTTCGAAATATTGATGACAGCCAAGGAGTGGACAAATGACGCTGATGCGGAATCAAAATTCCAATTAGAACCATTCGAACACGAAGATGCTGACCTATGTAACGGGATAGTATACTTCAAAATTAGACCAGAAAACACGAAGACTCTCGAGTACAAAAAATATTCATTCGATGTTCAGATAAAAGATGGCGATGATATTTGGACTCCGATAGTTGCATATCTGATGGTCAAAAAGGAAATCAAGTTTTAATGGTCAGAGAAAAACAAAGAGACGATGAAGACGATTCTCGACAATTCGATTCCATGTTTGCTGAGTTTCAAACCGAAGTAAACAGACGCGACGCAATCATAGACAACTACAATATCTTCATTCAAACCTTACAATCTTCTATTATGTATAAAAATAGAGACATTGTTGTCGCTTCTCAAAAAAACAAGGCGCTTCTAGAAGAAAACAAAAAACTCGACGACGAAGTCAATTTCCATAAGGAAAGAGAGAAGTATCTCAATGACTTCATATTCAGACACACCAAGATGAAACTTGAAGATCTTGATGAATTTATGACTGAAGAAAAATACAATACTTATCTGAGGAAGAAGAAACTCAGAGAAAAAAATACGAAAGAGAAACCGGAATAATATGTCAAACGAAAGACAACCAATTAGAAATCCTACAGTAGAAGAACTCGAAAGAGTATCTCGTAAAAAACAGAATATCGGAGCAGTTGAAGCACGACCAGTTCGTCCAAAATCAGAAAATCAAGACGAAGATCTAGTAAAACCTCAAGATGATTTTGAGCCGGATCCAGTTTTGTTTGAAGTACCATCAGGCCGAACAACTATTCCTAAGAAATTTCTTAGTGATGACAATGAAATTCTCATACGACGAATCACTACTAAAGAAGAGGCGATGTTCCATGATTTCGATAAGCTTCCATTCAGTGAAGCCATCGAACCTCAGATCGACGCTTGCTTGAAAACAAACTTACCAATAGGTGAATTCTCATCAATTGATAAACTAGCTATGTATTTATTCCTTATAGGGAAAACATATGGACAGAAATTTGACGTAGATGTGCAATGCGAGGCTTGCAGAACCGCGAGCAAAGTCAAAGATGTAGACATTATAGGCGATATTGAAATCAAAAAAGTTCCTAAGGATTACGAATATCCTAAGAAGATAGAGTTCGAAACCTATAAAAAAGAAAGAGGCCTGGAAATCACGGCATACTTTAGATTCCCTAAAATCAGAGAAGCTGGAATCATCGACGGATCAATGGACATCTATCAGCAAATGCAAGCAACGTGTGTTAGCATCGTCAACAAAGAAGGTAAGGAATACTCTGACGAAGAGAAAGAGAAGATCATTGCTAACCTCAATAGCGACGACAGAAACAAATTCAGAAAGTTCATTCAGGAATTCGATGAATTTGGAGCGAATCTTTTTGTCAAAAACAAGAAGGTATGCAAAAACACGAAGTGCAAAGAGAAGTATAACAAGCTTCAGCCATTCATCTTACCTATCGAATCAGTACTCGGCGAAATTATTTTAAGAGTAAGAGAGAATCAGTAAATACAATAGGATGTGTTTGATTACGAACGTCCATTATTTTTGCCATCAGGCGGTCTAGAATATGACAAGATCATATACATCAGACCGCCGAAGCTAAATTACTTTGCTCTCATAAATGATGGGTTCTTCGGAACATCTGTCCTCGAAAAACAAGTAGCATTCCTCAAGAATCACATCTCAATCGATCCGCTGAAATTATTCACCGCGGATTTCTACTACATATACGCGCACTACTTTCTTGAAATCAGTAAGCAAGATGATTTTCAGAAATACGAATTCTGTTTCAGTTGCGGAGAGCAGAATCTAATATCCGCACACCTCGGTGAAATTCCTGAAATTGTTTATCTTGATGTTGGCGTTAATCCTGATCATGGCATCAGAGTGTGGGAAGTTCAGACACCGGAAAACAAAGTCATCCGTGTTTTGTATCGTCAGAGAAAAATCATAGACAACATATCGTTCGGAACTATGGAATTTGCTGGCAAAGAAAAGGACAGTCATCTCGATAAATACTTTCTATTCTGCTCTCATCAAATCGTCAACGCATATTACGACGGCGAAGAGATTTCCGTTAAGCAACTCAAGACAGCACTTAGTTATTCTTCAGGAACTACGCAAGGTAATATCTACAATCTGTACAAGAATCTCAAGGAAAGAAAATTCGGAATGAAAGACGAATTCGAATTCACATGCGCACATTGTGGAAAGCTAAATCACGTCAATCTATGGGACGATCTAGCATTCTCGTTCTATTCAAAAGCGGAACAAGAGGTGAAAAACCTAGAGGATTACTACGAGAAAATAATCCATCAAACGAGAATGCAATACACAGACATATCAAGCATAGCGAATCTTCCTATATCACATTTCGAACCATTTCTTGCTGCTGGTAAGAAAGTAGGTATCGATCACATCGTAGCTCGTGTATCAAAATGATAGTAACTCTAGAATTCAACCGTCGTAAAGTCGACGAAAGAATTATCGAAACAATCTCCATCACTCCGAAAAATTCACTCATGCGTGATAAAGCTCGCTCAGCGTATTACGCGGTATGGTATCTCTCGCTGATTCATGGAATAGGTAAAATATATAACCTCCTTGATAGAAAAGAAAATAGCGATAGTATAATAAACATATACGAGTTTTCCCCAGGAAAACCGGTACCAAAATTAAATGAGAAACACTACTTCAAATATCATCCTGTTCTCGGAAAAAAGAAGTGCACGAAGTGCATTCACTACTGGAATTATAGCAAAGAAAAACAATTCTGTAAGGTTCGTGGTAAACGACTTAACGGAGACTATTGGCATAAATGTGGGTGGTGGTTCGAAAAACGAAGGACACCACTAAAACATGGCCAAAGTATCGAAGAATAGTTATTACATATCTGCTAACGACCAAAAACGAATGGTCGAAATGATCAACGAATTTATGATTCTTTCCGAAGACGGAAAGAATCCAGAAAATCCCAAAGCACAAGCTTTAATGTGGTCGTTGTTTGTTGACTATGCCGACAAAATTATCAAAGGAACAATCTACGCTCCGAGATACCGTTATCACAGATTCGACACAATGGAAGATTTGATTCAAGAAGGCCGCATGTGTATCTACGAATCAATACTAAAAAAACAATGGAAGGAACTTATTCCGGTTAAAGATGAAAAAGGAGTTATCCAATATCAAGAAGACGGCATCACACCTCAACTTAAAAAAGGTACGAATATCTTCAATTTTTTCACAACCGTTGTTGCAAACAACTTATTATCGTCTACACTTAAATGGAACAAAGACAAAGATCACCGCGCTGACCAAGAAATAGAAACACTCTATGATAATGAGAACATGCAATATCATCATGACTTCAATGCAGTGTTCGTCGTAAAAGAATTCTTTGATGAGATGAGAAAGTACTTCGCCGGCAAAGAGAAATTCATTGACTTGACAAATCTCTTGGAGCACTATTTCCACAACAACACCGGCAAGAAATTCATCAAGAAAGATTTTATCGAGTATGCTAAGATCAAATGTCACTCACCTTCGCTGATTAACTCATTCTTCTCGTACATCAAAAGAATATCTACTATGAATGACATCATTAAGGACTAATATACAATATGAAGGAAAAATACGCCAAATACTTAGCAGAGGCTGCGGAAGACAACAAAGTCAATGTTTCCGTGGATGCTACTGAAGTCGATTCGACTGCGAACTATGAAACAGAGAAATCACTTAACATAACTCCTACGACCATAAAAGATGGTAAGGTAAAAGAAGAGCTCGCGAGTTTCTTTGATGGATTCGATAATGGATCCGCGAAGACAACGTTGTCGATTAATTCTAAAACTATCACCTTAGAGATTGTCGTCAAGAACGGCAACGTGCAGATATTCTCAGCAGACCTTATTTCGCTTGAAGATACTGAATCAAATGCGATAAAAGCAATGTTCAAAAAATCAGAAGTGAAATCAACTGACGAACAGTCGGTCAAAATTTTCGTTAAAAAATCAATGTCAAAAGAGGACGCAATTAATAAAGTAGACTCAATGCTAAATGCAATTGCAATTGAATAATATGAGCAAAGAAAACGACGATAAAATCCAAGAAGCTACGGAAAAACTAAAACAAGATAACGCCGATAAGGAAGTTATTGCCCGAATTGAAGCTGTCGAGAAAATGCTCAAGAGAGTAGTCGACATATTCGAAGAAGACAGAGCGCTCGCTTTAGATAACTACGAAAAAATCAAACAGCAACATGAAGATACTCTGGAAAACGGAGACTTCGAGATGTCCGAAGAAGGCATTCTAGAAGGCGCCAGAAATGGTGCGCTTAGTCTTGTATTCAAATCAGGTGATCGTCTAGACCGAGTCATGAAAACTACTGCAGAAATCATGATCGCTCAGCTCAATAATATGTCACGCGAACGAATCGCAAAAGAGATGAAATTCGATCCTAATAAAAACAAACCAAAAACATTCCTCCCTATAGAGCAAATCAAAAAGCAAAGAATGCTTGCACAATTGCATGAAAATGGCCAATCTGACGGCGATGGACAGGGCGGAGATGAAGATTAGAAAACCGTCTTAGCCTCACCGAGAATATAATTATGCATGGCAGAAGTTATATATGCTACGGTTGTGCATGATAATAAATGGGACTCGCAAGACGAACATTACTTCTACAAGAAATACGTCTTCTCGAAACTAAGAGAAACAGATACACAAGTACTTGAAAAACTGCTACATGGTAAACTGCCGTTAGCAGCGTTTTCATTCAGACAAATTCAAAAAGAAAAAAGAAAGAAATTCTCGGTCATAATTGATGGCTTGGCAATCGATCAAGAAACGATCAACGCAAAGTTTAACAAAAAAGATTCGGAGGTTGTAAAAGAGGATAAACGTTTATTCTTTTTCTTCTAATTATGTCAAACGTCAGATTCACAAACAAGGCTTACTTAAAAAGATTTTCTCGTCGCAGCGCTAGACTTCATGAAGCGCTTGAATTCTATCTCAAAAGACTTCGTTGTTACTCACTATCTAAAGATATTGATATTAAACTGAGTTGCGCTGATTTGGGTGAGAATGGATGGATCGCGTCTTGTCAACATACAAAACTTGACTTGAACAAGAAGAAAACAAAAGCAAAAATTTACGAAATCAAAATCCAGATAAATACAAATTCTGAAGCTGTTCCGAATGCAAGAGAAATGTATTCAGCTCTAGCACACGAGTGCGTTCACTTCAAACAATATGTTAAGAAGGAATTGCTATATATTTATGGCAAGAAGAATGGAATCACGAGAACGAAATACATAATCTGGAAAGGTGAGAAGAAAACTGAAAAACAGTGGAAGACGTTTGTAAATGGATTCTATGCTCATTATCCATGGGAACGAGAAGCTTTCGCAAAAGAGAGAGTTCTCTTAGAAGCCTTCTTGGCTTCTACTCGAGAAACTGCTCAAAGTTAACTGACGCACCAAATGCTTTCGCGAAGTCGAGAATCTCTTCGGTCTCGGGATTCGCGGCAGCCATATTTCCATAGTAGTGTTTTTCTCTCTTTTCTTTCTCGTCGATTTCTTTCTTTTCAATCGCATCACCAAATAACAAACTACCAGTCATTTGTCTATCAGTCAAGAAGAATCGTTCTCTGATAAAGAGGAATTGGCCGAGTGCCATAACTAAGTCATCTGAGTTAGATATGCCTTGGACTTTACCAGTTTTGCTGAATCCGAGAGTTTTAAGCTCAGAGATCGTTCGTTCACCGCGGATGATGACATCCTTTTCGTCCTTAACCAATGCATTCTGGATAGCCGCTAGCATCGCTGGACGTGTACTGCTGTCAGTATAGTGTCCAGGGACTATGCGTTTTCGGCTCTCTCTTTCGAAATAGAAGTTTTCATATGGTTCTACAACCCACTTATTCGTATCCTCATCACGATCGCCATAAGCAAACCATTGGCAAATACCTTCACCCATAGAGTTTCTTTCAACCGATACACGAGCCATGTTGTAGTATTCTGCAACTCGGCGTATCATTTTTTTGAAATCTTCTACGGATGCTTTTCCTTTATATTCGGCTACCTGTTCTAAATTTTCAAGATCAAATACAACCATCGTCGAATAGTCACCTGATCGTCCAGTAGAAACGTCACAAGCAATTCCATATTCTTTACCTGGAAAAGGATCTGAAAAAATCCATAATCCTTGTATGTAGTTATGTTTTGCATCGTATGGTTCACGGAGTTTATGGAAGTTTGCAAAGTCGTGGAAGTAACCACTTTCATCTACATCTTCTGGAAAAAGAAAATGCATGCGAATTGGCTTCATAGGAATTAAGCTTAATAAAACTTGTGTAGGAATAAATGGTTCTTCGAGACTTGAATCTTCGATACCGACAACTTCTCGGTTGTAAGCTTGAAGTCCAAGCTCCACTTTCATTTGTTCGTGCCATTCTGGGTCACTATAGAATTCGTTGTCATGAGTTGTAGGATTGACAACTTTATAGATCGATTTGTCGTTGTCTCGTGCTTCTCTTAAGATACGAACGTAATCATTATTCTCGGCAACTTCTGGCCAAGTAGAAATCATAAATAACTGCGATGGAATTCTTTCATCAGTAAAATCGCCCTTAAAACCAGGACCAAGGGCCGGACCAGCTGCGCTCATGATTTTTTTCTGGTTCTTTCCGTATTCAGCAAACTCATCAAGAATAAGTAATGAGATCGATGATGAACGACCGGCATTCGGAGAGTTCGGAAGTGACTTGATTTCAGACTTATTTTTCAATCTGATTTTCGTAGCCATATCCACAGTTTTCCATGGGCGTAACCACTTCGGTAAATTCGATAAGCAGACTTCAAGCTTCTCAAGAAATTCTTGAGATTCGCGCTGACCTAATGAGATAACCGTGATCTTCTGGTTCTCAAAAAATATTGCACGCCATAATGCGTAACCTTGTGTGATCGTAGAGAATCCAACCTGACGGTTTTTCTTTGATATGATACGTTTGTTTCTTAAAGCTTCTACGGCGGCCTCTTTCTGCCAATCGTAGCAAGATTCTCTCATCTTGATGATATTCTTCGTAGGATGCGGGAACGAGCAGTAGTAATAGTAGAAATATAGGAATCCAGTTCCATTATTTACGTCAGAACACTTGATGATTTCTTCGGATGCTTCGTTGTACGTCAATTCTGCGTAGTCAAAGCTCGGAGGAGCGTTGTCCTCGAGAAATTTGTTTATTTGCGCAATCGTTGTTAACATGCTTCTATTCTTATATTCTATAAAATATAAACTAAGGTATCTCAACGATATAATCACATAGGGAAGAAATGGCAGAAAAATCAAACAAAGAAGTTCTCAATCTATGGAAGTCTATCGATGACTTTCAAAAGAAGGTAGAATTAGACCCAGAAATAATCGGGGAACCGGACTATGCGAAGTTTAAAGACGACAACGTTATTCCCGCAATGCTTAAGCCTGATGAAGGCAAAGGCATGGACATTTGGGGAAATGCATCGGCACAACAGATTGCCGATATGTTTGAAGACCAAACAGAAAAGACAGAAGAACGAATCAAACGATATGATATGCTCGAAAGAGCTAACCGCCATCCTGAAATTAATGGCGGTCTGAATATATACGCCGATGAAGCGACAGCAGAAGACGAAGATGGTAATGTCATCAAGGTATTCTCAGAAGATGAGAAGATCAAGACACTTCTAGAGACAATGATTGAACGTGTTGGCATGCATGAAAATGCGTGGCAAATTATTAAGAACACATGCGGATCTGGCGATGACTTCTATGAAGTTGTTGTCAATCAATCTGGAAAGAATATCCTTAAGATCAATCCTCTCAATAAGAGAAAGATCAAGCGAATTGAAAAACGTGGTCGCCTACAAGGCTTCTTACCATACAATGCTACATCAGACCAAAATGCGTTTTACTACTGGAGAACTTCTAAAGAGGAAGAAGAAATCAAAATGGTTTATCCATGGAGAATTCTTCACTTCAAACTTGGATCTTCTTCATATTCACGATATGGAGTTTACGGCGAATCGATCGTAGATTCTGTTCTCGATACAATTGCAAAATTACAGTTGATGGAAAAGGCGATGGTCATCGCCCGCGTTACACGTGCTCCAGAAAGACGAGTATACAATATTGATGTTGGTCAATTGACTGGCGACAAAGCTATTCGATATGCACGAGAAGCAGTATCGATGATGAAGCAAAAGAAAACTCTTGATGCTACAAATAAATCACGACTCGATACTCAAGCCGACGTGTTCGGACAAACAGAAGACATCGTCATTCCACGAAGATCAGACATGCAAGGTAATTCAATTGAAGTACTTCCTGCAGCAAACGGACTCGGGGATATTACGGATATCGAATTCTTACAGAACCGAATCGTTCCTGCGATGGGGATTCCTCGTTCATATTTGATCGATGACTCATTCGCAAATGCAAACATAAACCTATCAAGTAAAAGTATTCACTTCGCAAAGAGAATCAAAAGAATCCAGAGATTCTTCCTTTACAACGTATACAAATTAGCCGTCATCGAACTCAGACTAAACGGTTACAAAGAAAAAGACATCATAAACAAGTTCACGCTTGTCATGAACAACCCATCAGATATCGACGAGAAACAAAAATTAGATCTAGAAAATACACGATGGACTCTCATTACAACAATCAAAGGTGTCGGTGGTCCACAAGAAAGCGTACCATTCTTTCCTGATTATCTCATCTATAAAGAGATACTACGAAAAACGGATGAAGAGATTGTTGAGATTCTTAAACTCAATTTCTTACAAGCAAGCGGAAGTAATCCATTCAATATCAAACCTGAAGAAGAACGTCCAGAAGGCGCAGAAGATTTAGAACAAGGTAATCCGGCCGCCGCGGCCGCTGGAGAACCAGGTGCCGGAGAAGGTGTTCCGCCAGAAGCAGCGAATGCTTTAGGTGGTGGAGAAACTCCGCCAGCTGAAGGTGGAGCAGCACCAGCAACGCCAGACGATTTAGGTGAACCAATTGAAGAACCAGAACAAGCAGACGCCGTTATCGACGTCAAAGATAAGATTTCATATACAGAAGAAATAAGAAAGAAAGCTCTCAGTGTAAAAGAACAGATCGCTAGACGACGATACGAAGAGACAATGAAAATTGCTGCTAACTTATCTCGCATAGATAAAAGAAAAGAAGAAGCTAACATGAAGAAGCAGAAAATGCATCATACTAATTCGTTGCTATTCTTAGAAGCGAATGGAGAATTTTCAGGACTCAAGACTTTTGCAAAAGCGGATTTTGAATCGTATCTTGAATCGTACGCATTTCGTAACAAAAAGAAAAAGAAGAAAAAGATAATCGCCGATTAATCTTCTTTGTGTTTGAAAGTTTTTATTTTGCCAGAGTAAGTAGCGACGCGAGGTTTATGACTGAAGTCACCAAAATCAAGAGCTACGTCTTTAGGATGTTTAGATAAAATTTTATCTAATTGAGTAGCAAATTCTTCCTGAGACATCTTTTGTAGAATTTCACCACTACTTGAAACAATATTGATTGTAGCACCGGAATGAATTACCGTTCCATCCAAGTCAAACATATGTATTGCCTTTCTGTCAAGATCTAGGGATCTATCTAGTTTTTGCTGAATATCATCTAGTTTATTGTAATCGAAGTTCTTGATCTGAATCGCTTTTATTCCCTCAAGAGTTATTGACTTCAGCTCTTCAGAAGTAAGTCCTATTTTTCTCAGGATTGTTTTTGCTCTTGACAAAGCAGTGAGATTCTTTTTCTCGTCATCATAAAATTTGACTTTAGTAAATGTAGTCTTTTTTCTTTCGATCCCGTTTTTAGAGAATAGGATTCCATTCCTGAATTCGACTAGAATAATTAATTTCCTTTCATCAGACGATAACTTTATGTCCTTTCCTCTGCTCTTCGCAAATTCGAGGATTCGGCTGAATTTTGTGTCATCGTTAACGAAGTATTTATATGAGATCTTCGAACCAGTAAGTCGTTCGATATTACGGATTAATGCATCATGTGCATCATAAGAAGATCTCGCTGTCAGAACGCCGACTATATCTTTTTTAACCATAGCTCTCGCCATAGCAATAATTCCGCTGGAATATCCCTTGCCATGAAGTTTTGCTAGTCTTTCATGAGGAGTGGCCTCAGTATATGAAGTAAATAGTTCGTAGAAATTTTTCATTATTGAATCTCTTTAAGTATCGAATCGAGAGTATTATCAAGCGCTTCTGATTTTGGCAGTTTCATTGTTTCTTTTGGATTGCTATCGATTTTAATGAAGTCATCTTTCTGAATTGTCTTGATGTATGGATCTTCTTTATGGAAAAAAATCCTATATGATGCGAATGCCAATATACATATAATGACTCCAAAGATCATACCGCGGAATACCGTCGGAACCTTTACCCACCAATCCAAGAACGCTTTTATCATACATTATATTTTATGCGCCATTTACAGGAATTGTCTTTAATGTTAGAATAGGTCAGCTGAAGGGCAAACGCCCCAAGCGATTACAACAAACAAAAGATTCTACGCGAAAAGGCTAATCTTTCCAACGGAAAGCTAAGTAGATGAAGCAGTCCTTGCTTCGCCCATTGCAATTATAATAAAAATGAAAAAGGAATAACGATGCAAATTAATGGATTACGAAAAGAGGAGGCTTTGACTAAAGAAGAAATCGCTGGAATTTCCAGTGCTGTCTTTGGTGATACAAAGCATTCTCGCACATCGGATAAATATCAATTTATCCCTACTGAAACAGTTATGGACGACTTGAAGGCCGAAGGATGGGTGCCTTTTGGAGTCCAGAGCGTCGTCGCTCGAAAAGTCGAAGACCGTCTGACAAGCAAGCATTTGCTGCGCTTCCGAAATGTAAACGATCTTACTGTCAAGATTGACAAAGACGTTGTTGTGCCGGAAATTGTCATAACGAATTCTCATGATGGACGAAATGCTTTTCGTGCACACATGGGAATATTCCGAATGGTTTGCGCGAATGGCTTGATTGCAGCGGATCCTCGTACAGAGGAAGCACTTCGGGTCACTCATAAGGGATATTCACGAGAAATGATTATCACTATGATCAAAACTCTTGTCGAGCATTTCTCAACAAAAGTCGAAGACATCAAAAAGTATAAGACGATTGAGCTAAAACCTCAAGCGCAACTCGATTTTGCTGAAGAAGCAATTGGTGTCCGTTGGAGATACGAGTATGATCGTCCGGAAGGATTGACTCCTGAGCTTGTCCTTGCAGCACGTCGCGCTGAAGACAAGTCAAATGATTTGTGGACAACATACAACATCATTGAAGAAAACCTTATGAAAGGTGGAATTCAAGCGGTGAATGCAAATGGCCGAGTGATTTCAACTCGTCCAATGAAGAATGTCCGCGAGCAAGTTCGCATTGAAAAATCCCTGTGGGAATTGATGGCGAAAACTGCAGAAGCTGTGGCTTAATTTTCTAAATTAAGGGTTTCTTGGAACATTAAACCAAGTGGTGCGTCAGATCTATCTGGGCCGTTTTGAGAAAACGTAAAATTCTCTGGCATTTGCTCGTTATGACAAACGAGAGTCGACAAGTGACGATCCCAACTTCACTATAATCACTTATGGGAAACGTATCCCCAAGCAACGATATAGCTTGAGTTCTTCAGGCATGAAGGCGAGTTTGTCCGTATCTCAGATAACGGAATTTCTAAGGCGGTATGCACGACTTGACTCTGCATACCGCCTACTCGCAATCATAAATTATAAGGAAGTAATATGCAATTAACAAAAATCGGTGAAAATGCAGTAGCGACTTCGGAAGACTTTGAATCCATGTCCTTCGGAATTTCTCAAGAAAATATTGGACTGATTTTAGAAACACTCCGATCAAAAATGTACTCAAATCCTATCGCTGCAGTTTGCCGCGAAGTTTCGAGCAACTGTCGTGACTCGCATCGCGAAGCCGGAAAACCAGAAGAGCCAATTGAAATAAGCATTGCCGCCGGTGACGTTTTTATGGGTGTTGATGAAGAAGTCAATGCAACAATTAACTTCATCGACCGAGGTGTTGGGATTTCTCCGGACCGAATTAAGAATATCTATCTCTTGTTCGGTGCAAGCACAAAACGTTCTGACAACAACCAAACTGGCGGATTTGGCTACGGTGCGAAAACACCTTTTGCTTATTCCGACACATTCGCCGTCATCACGAATTACGGCGGGAAAAAGTACACATACTTCTTCTCTATCGGTGAAAACCGAAGAGGTGATGCATATCTGATTTCTGAAGTTGATACAACTGATCCGAATGGAACTACTGTGTCAATCCCTCTCAAGGACGAGGATCGTGCAAAATTCGAATACGAACTTATTCGAGCGTGTTATTTCTGGGATGTAGCTCCGAAATTCACTGGGCGTTTCAGTGAAAACATCAAGGCGACATTCGCCGACAGAGATAACGCAATCCTTTTTAAGAAATCAAAATTCATGATGGCTAACGAAAGCTCTCCTCAAGCTTTCCGTAAATTTGGATTTATCATTGATGGAATCTATTACGACTACAATACAACAAAGGAACTTGAAGCTTTCAAGAGACTTGTTGAGTCAACTGCAAAAAATGGAAAAGTATTCCTTCGATTTAACACGGGTGAAGTAACTATCTCTACCAACAGGGAATCTCTCTTCTATGATAAGAAGACGATTGAACTCATTCTCAAGAATTCAAAAGAGTATGCATCAACACTGAAACGAGAATACATCAAGGGAATACAGAGATTCAAAACATACTACGAATTTGCGAATGAGGTGCAAGAGTACAGTAACCGACGTTACAACAACTCTGTTCAAACTCCCGAGAATGCAAAAATCTCTGATCTTTACCGATGCCTCAATGGTTTTGATAAAAGATTCATTGAGCGATGCACCGAGAAATACTTCGGATTTGTAAGAAGTCCATTTGCTTCTAAGAGTCGTCACAATGCCGAAACCGTTGAGACCGAATACATTCGGTCAATTGATCAATATGTAACTATCAACGCATTCGGTAAATTCGTTGCCGGTGAAAAACGTGAAAAGCGAAGAACACAGAACTTCTCTCAAATTGTGGATAATTTGTTAGAGGGAATTGCGGCATTCTATACTCATTCGAATTATCTCGAAAGGGATTCTATCAAAAAGAATCTGACAATCTTTGATGACAAGGGAGCATGGAAAAATCACAGATGGTACCATGTTATAACAGTTCCCGCTCGTCTTGATAAGGAATTCTTGACAGAACCTCGCCGAGATTGGAGAACTCGCGTAAAAACACTCAAACAAAAGCTTGATGGTCTTGATCCGAAAGATATTCAATTCGAGTGGAACAAGAAGCAAATTCTTGAAAACATAAGCCACGAAAAGAAGATCTTTCGCGAAGCTCTTTACAAGAGAAAAATCCTAAAAAGGATATTCTCCGAAATCAAGGAACTTCGTGGCACTGCAATTCCTACTTATGATTCGATTCCTGAAACAAAGATTTCTCGAACTGCTCGTGCGATGGAACAGAATGCATTTCGTGTTGTTGAACAAACGCTGAACATACAGCGTAAAGCTTTGAATGATACACGAGACATCAGAGTCTCAAAGGATTCCGTTTCATATACTGAAATCAAGTTGTCGCAAGTACCTTATGGAATCATTATTCCTACAAAAAGTAATAATGTCTACCAGATGCAAACTGAAATCAAGGGAATAATGCATCACACATCGTACCTTGAAAAACTTGGTTTGCTTTATTCTGAAATGTTCTTGAATGACAGGAAAGCAAGTTTAAACTCAATCAAAATAATCTATGCGAAAGCAAATGATTACAAATTGATGAAGTCAATCGATTCGAATATTCAGAAAGTCTACAAAGTAGAGGATCTTCTTAAGAAAGCCTCTAAGGAATTCGATGACATTCGAGTGAAACATCTCATGAGAAGCTTTCATCAGCTCTCAATACTTGACAAACAGAATCCATCGAATTATGACGCGTTGATGAAATTCTGCACGGCCAACAAAAATAGGGTTCATCCGAAAGTTGTTTCCCAAATCAATTACGAAAAACGAGTGAAATCGATTCGTACGAAATATTGTGGGAACTACGGACAAAGTGCCGCCGAGCTTAGAATCTTCAACGATGATTGGATTAAGGAAAGCGGTACCGGATTCGAACAAGCTTCGCAATTCACAATCACAGGAATACATGACTTCTTCGTGAAGAACAAGGAATATAACGATCTGTTCAACATGTTCAAGAAACATTTCGATGAAACCAAAAAAGCTGTGAAGACCGAAAGGAAGACTTTGCCGGAAGCTTTCAGAAAGCATTATGGAAAATTCCTTGAGGACATCATCTCGAACTACTATCGTCATGATAGCTACCGAGAAAACAGTAGGATTCAATTGCGTGGCATCCGCAAGATGATTACTGAAATCGACAAAAAGTATGCAAGGTACTCAAAAAAGTAGTAAAATAGGATAGGAGAAAGTATGACAGAAAAACCAAAGTTTATCGT